AATTATTGGCAAAGTTGAAAAATCTACTCCAGATACATTTTACTTGAATTCTCCCGACAGATGGTTTACAACAACAGGTGCGGAAAAAGCCCAAACAGTCCGCTCTGCCCAAACATTTAGGCCGGTAAATAGACCTTCTACAACGCAAGAATATTACGGTGCAAGCAACGGGAATCAAGACGGTGCAAGTTTAGCTGGGAAAGCCGAACAAAATTATAGAAAATCACGCAGACCAGTATTAGCGCCATTTGATAAATACAAGGGTCCTGCACATAATATGAGTTATAAAGCCGGTGGTGATGCAACAAAAGATGATTATGGTAAAGATGGATTTAATGTATTACCCAATTCACGTACAACAACTCGTCAAGCAGATGAATTCGGAATTGCAGGAGGGTGGTTAAAAGCTATTACAGCACCAGTAATGGATATGCTAAGACCTTCAAGAAAAGAAAATGTTATTGGTAATATGAGACCTAATGGTAATGCCGGAGGTAATTATGGTGTTAATGAAGCTAGGGTATGGAATCCTGCTGATAGAACAAAAACAACCATTAAAGAACAAACTATTGAAAACAAATATGGAGCACAACCTTATCAGAAACGCGAAGGTGGATTTGAAGTTACAGGTCATTCCGCCCCATCAACACAACGCGAATCAACTTCTTGTCCATATATTGGAAATGGTGCAGCAACAGGATTATCTACTGCTGCACCTGTTTATAATGCAGCATACAATGCTCATTTAAATCCTAATAAGGAAGTATTGGTAGAAGAAGCTGCTGCTAAACAAAGAATAGGAAATATGTCATTATTTAATAGTAATCAAAATATTGCTATTTCAAAAATTGGTAATGTAAAACCTGATAATATTATACCAAATATGCCAAAACAAACTGCAAACATGTCTACTTATGGCAGTATTTCTGGGAATAACATGCGCAGCAATTCAGAAAATTACGCTAGAAATGACGGGAATTTATTAACTGCGTTTAATAATAATCCTTACACAAAGTCATTATCAAGTGTAGCTTAATTCATTCAATATAACTTTAATTTAAAAGCTATATTAAATATAATTATAAATATTTAATTAATGGACAAATTAATTATTCATGATAAAATTAAAAATAAATTAAATTCTTTTATAAATAAAAAAAAAATTCCTCACATCATATTTCATGGTCCATCAGGAGCAGGTAAAAGAAATGTATTGAATTACTTTGTTAATAAAATATATAAAACTACTGAAAATATTAAGAATTATGTAATGTATATTAATTGTGCTCATGGAAAAGGAATTAAATTTATTCGCAATGAATTGAAATTTTTTGCAAAAACAAATATTCATTTAAAACAAGGAGAAATATTTAAAAGTATTGTTTTATTTAATGCCGACAAATTAACAACAGATGCGCAATCAGCTTTAAGAAGATGCATTGAACAATTTAGTCACACAACAAGATTTTTTATTGTATTGGAAAATAAGGATAAATTGTTAAAACCAATAATTTCAAGATTTTGTAATATTTTTATCCCTTATGGGATAATTAATGATAAAAAGCTTAGTTTACATGTGTATAAAAAGGAATTATTTTTTGAAAAATATGAAAATTTTATTTCAAAAAAAGAAAAATGGTTATATAATAAGCTAGAAACAAAAACCAATTATAATACTATTATTAAATGTTCTGAATTTTGTAATATATTATATGAAAAAGGATATTCTGGTTTAGATATATTAAATTACATTAAAAAAAGTAAATATATTAAAAATAATAGAAGATTTGTTTTATTATTATATTTTAATAAAATACGCAAAGAATTTAGAAATGAATATTTACTTATTTTTTTTATAATAAATATAGCTTTTATGCGTCCGGATTTATGTTTAGAAAATATAGAAGAAATGTAAATGGATGATTATAATACATCTGTATTAACTGAAGCAAAAAATGAATATTCAGCTAATTTAGTAAATATTTTAACACCGTTGCTTATTCAAGGTTTACAATCTATTTTTAAAGAAGCTGTTGATTTATGTAATAATAATGATGAAAATGAAAAATACCTCATGACTTTTCAAAATTTTTTAACAAGAGTGCCAAAATGGAATCAGCAAATTATTAATAATGAAACTCAGCGGATTGTAAAAGAAAGTAAATGTAATTATTTAGAAGATTTGTTAACTTGTGTACATATTACACAGCTTAAAGTTCTTACTAGCATACGAGTGGCGACACACCAAAAAAAAATAGATATTGATGTACCAAAATTAGCTAATTTTATTCATAATGTTTATATTAAATGCGCGCGTAAATTTTATAGTAGTGTTTATTTATTTGAAACAAATATAAAACCCTTAGAACATCAGAAAAATATGCGTGAATGCGAAACAATTTGCAAGGAGTGTATATTGGATGCAGTTAGAGAAAGTATGCCAATCGAAAAGATTTTGCGTGCATATATTGATGAAACAACAGAAGAAGAAATTATAGAAGAAGAAGTCAATGAACAAGTCGAAGTAAAAGAAGAAGAAGAGAAAAAGGAAGAAGAAAAAGAGATGATTTCAAAAGAAGTAAAAGAAGAAATTAAAAAAGCCAGTGATGCTATCAAAAATAAAGTTGGAGTTACAAAAGAAAACGATGAAACTAAAACAGAAGAAAATGTTAAATTAGTTATAGAAGATACTATTAAAAATTTAGAGGATAAACTAGAAAAATCTAATAAAGAAGAAAATTCTTTGACACAAGAAATTGCATCGCAAGAAACTACAATAAAAGTAGATACAGAAAAATCAGAAGTTGAAAAAACTCCAGATAATCAAACTGTCAAACAAGAAGCAAAAACAAATATTACATTCAATGATACTGATAGTGTTATAAATTATGATACAAAAGCTAATTCCACGAACTCTTTACCACCTCCCGAAGCTGTTTCAGCACCAAAAACAATAGATAGATTAGAAGAAATTAGTCAAATGCGCAATGAGCAAAGAAAATTAGAAGAAGCTGAGGAAGACGATGAAGATGATGAAGAAAGATTAACTATTTTCAATGATTCGCCATCATTAAATTTAGATGCTTTAGACGTTCAAGTTTTAGATAAATCATTAAAATTGGAAACGCCTCCTTTATTAACTGGAGTTGAAATTCTAAAATAATGCGGTTAATTATTAATATGATTTTTATAAGTTATATTAATGAATACTTCAACATTTTTAACGGCTTTAATTATAGCTATAGTATTTCTCTTATTTAAATTTTTGGAAATGAGGTTTGTTTTGAAAGAAAACAAACCTTTTAAAAAACTTTTAAAAGAAACATTAATTGTTTATTTAAGCGTTTTAGGCGGCGATTTTGTATTACAACAAATTCATCCATTACAATTGGGTAGTTCAGTACCAGATGTATTCACATCGCCACCTGATTTTTAAAAAATATAAATATATAATATATAAATGTCACACATTCCAGATATAACTTACGCGCATCCAAAGTATCCCAAGTTATTAAATGATAATAAATTAAAAAGACATTGGTTAAAATGGATTGCATCCATTGAGGGAGCACAGCATCCTAACGAGAGAAGAGATATGAGAAAACAACTAAAAGTATTAAAGAAAGCTATCAAAGAAAAAAATTTTCCAAACGCTGCTATGGCACATGTGCGGGGAGTCGTCAAAATATTCAGAGATAGGAACGCGAGGGACAATACCAAACAAGCTGGGAAAAAAGAAGAAGGATTTAATGCTCAGAAATTTGTAAAGGCACAACAACCAGCTGGACAGAGAACGCACGAGGCCCAAAATTCAAAAACAAAAACGGTGCAAGCAGTCGCCGATATACCAGCTGAACAAAAAGAAGATGAAATGTTGATGAAGGGACAGGGAAATTTGGAAGATTTATTTGATGATGGGGAGATTACACAGGATGACATTGATAAATGGAACGCAAAAGAAGGGGGAAGAAAAAAATCTAAAAAACGTAAAAGAAGAAAAACGAAAAGAAAAACGAAAAGAAAAAGAAAATCTAAAAAAAGTCGCACGCGTAAACATAAAAAACGTATAAAATCCAAAAAACATTAATCATATCTTTGAATATTATTTAACAAAATAAATAATATTAATTTAATATATAATGAGTTCAACAATGACTGATTTAGAATTAAAACAATGGTTAGCTGGCGCAGGGGAAAAATCCGCCAAAAGGTGGAAAAAACGTTCTGGTATCCGCACGGTAAATGAAAAAGAATGGTTAACATATGTGAGAGCGAGATTAAGTGAAAAAGAACAGAACACTATTAAAGAAGAAGAAGAATTGGATATGGAATTAGCAGAAATGGGAATGACTCGTGAACAAGGTAATAAATATTATCACAAAATCACTGCACTCCGCAAACAAGGAAAACATAAAGAAGCTTCAGAATTGATTGCACGACAAGCTATAAAAGTAAAAGGCATTGATATGGATAAAATCGAGGCGCGACTTAAACAAAAAGAAGCCGACAAAGCGGCTGCATCATCACATGCTGCTACTGCTTTCAGAGGAATGTTAGAACCTGGTCAATGGGAAAGTATGCGAGATGAATGGGTTGCAAAAAGAGATAAAGAATACGCGGCGAGTGGTAAAGGCAGTGAAGAGAAAAAAGGAGGAAGAAAAACTCGAAGAAGAAGAAAAACGAAAAGAAAAAGAAAATCTAAAAAAAGCCGCACGCGTAAACATAAAAAACGTAGAAAATCTAAAAAAAGAAAATCCCGCGGAAGAAAATAATAGGTTTAAACATATTTAAATAATATTTAAAAAAATTAATATTATTTAATAAAATGACATCTTATCAACAAATGAGTGAAGATTTAAATTTGAATCAAAACAAAGCTATTTATTTTACTTGTGTATGTACATTGATAAATTTTTTAATTTTATTTATTATTGCATTAATGCTTGGCCCCGTGGCACATGATGCAGGTATTTTAATTAATGATGCAGGCAAATCATTGGATGATTTTTCTATTATGATTCCGGAAATCAATCGTTTAATACCTGAAGCGCGCAATACAACTCTAATTCTAGGTCATATGATTCCAAGAATTACTCAAGGAATGGATATATTAAGACAATTATGCAATCAAGACCCGGCATGTTATTTATATTAAATTTTATTTATTTGTTGCTTTGTAAATATGCAAAAATCAAAATCAAAATCACAATAAAACAAATACTGATAAAGCAAAATGCTCTATGTTCCAACCAATCTTCATAATTATCATCTTTTTTTTCATCATTAGAATAATCTATATCATCATGTATTACTACTGTCACCTCTTTTATTGGAGAAATCTCCATTGGTAAATAAATACTAATATTTTAGTATCTTTTTTAATCAATTTATTTCACTTAAAACTGGCATTTTATCAATATCAACAATTTTAGTTTTTTTCTTAATTTTTTTGCGAGTTACAATAAATCTATTGAAAAATGGACCTTCCAGTTGAGCTTGTGGCGAATGTTTATGTACTGTTCTAGCTATCATTTTATATAATTTAAAATCAGGATATCGTTCATCACCATTTTTCTTATACAAAATATTGCGACCTTTATCATCCTGTGTCCATTCAACCATTAACTTTGATAAAGAATCCATTGGGTCAATGTTATCAATATCATCAATAAAATAATCAAATAATGAACATGCTAATCTACATATATCAAAACTCATATTTGGTTCCAAACGCGGTTTTTTACTATTGAAAAATGGTTCGCAATTATATTGTGTTGCAGCATCACCTTTTTTATGATAACTATCACTGCAAATTCTTTGTCCTTTAAATTTATATATAGCCCTACCAAAATCTATTATTTTAAAAATTCTTCCGTGTGTGGGAACTTTATAATATTTTTGATTGTATCGATAATATAAATATTGTTTTTCCGTTTTTTGAAACATAATATTATTTGTATGTAAATCATTATGTGTAAATTTAAACATTTTTTGATAAACAATTAGTGTTATGATAATTTGAAACAAACAAGATGTCCATTCATCAAAATCCATTTCATCTTTATCATTTAATAAAGAGTCCAGCGTTCCATCCATACATTCTAAACAAATAATTTGAACTGGGAAATTAAAAATAGTACTATTTATTGGAATATCTGAATCTATACTACTAAAACTACTACTACTTGTTTCACTACAACTGTTATCGTCCATCTCTTCTTCTGATGCATTAGATGATTTATCAGTATTTGAAGATCTAGAAGAACATGTAGAACTACTTCTTGACGATTTATTCTTTGGTAAATCAAATTCAAACACTAAATCAACTCCATTTTGGAGAGAATTGACAGATATATCACTTAAATGAAATACATCTTTGAAATCACAATCCTTTACAGAAACAATGTTTTTATTGCTTACATTTTTTCCAATATTTATTTTTTTCCTGTAATTTCTAGTATTAAAACTAGATAATATATCCATATTTTCTAATTTAAATTTTTCCTCTTTGTTTTTGTGAAAATATGTAGAATCATATAAATATTCTAAGTCATCTGCTATATTAAATATAAATTCTTTTTGAATACCTAAAAAAGAACCAAAAAAATTTAAACCATGTGGGAAATAAAAATTATTAAATACTTGACTTGTTAAATATGAAAAAAAACTATCTACATATGCTGAGTTATTTTCATTTAAAACTTTTTCATGACATATATTTTCATTTAATTCTGGCAAAGCCATGCGTTCATTTTCTCCTAAATCATCATATTTTCCCGTTAAATATTTAATAGGGTCTAATAATGGAGAAAATTTAAAAAAACATAATTGTTCTTTTTCTTGATTTTCTGAATTAATAATACATTTGAATTTATTTTTAATATCAGTGGATTCTAATTTTACTATATGATGTTTATGATTTAAATTTAAATTTTTATAATTAGATGGATTTAGGGAAAAAAACTGTTTGTAAAGAGGAATATAATTTTGAATTTTTTCAATTCCTATAGAATTAAAATTGTTGAAAAGAGTTGAATTATCGTTTTTTTTATAATACAGGTCAAACATTAGTTTTTAATTATAAAATTATTCATTACTTTAAACTCATTTATGCGTAAATAAGTTATAAATTTAAATATATTGAAATAATATTATGAATCTTGAATTAAAAAAATTTAACATGAAAAATATTAAATTTGATGCTACTAAAGCTTCGGGTCCTGTTATAGTACTTATTGGTCGTCGTGATACGGGTAAATCATTTTTAGTTAAAGATTTACTATATCATCAACAAGATATTCCTATAGGAACAGTTATATCAGGAACTGAAGCAGGAAATGGTTTTTATGGTACAATGGTGCCAAAATTGTTTATTCACGATGAATACAATACTGCAATCATTGAAAATATATTAAAAAGACAAAAAATGGTTATTAAACAGGTACAAAAAGAAGTAAAGGCATATGGTAGGTCGAATATCGATGGAAGAACTTTTTGTATTTTAGATGATTGTTTGTATGATAATTCCTGGGCTCGTGATAAATTAATGCGTCTTCTCTTTATGAATGGGAGACATTGGAAAATTATGCTAGTAATAACAATGCAATATCCACTAGGGGTTCCTCCAAATTTGCGTACAAATATTGATTATACATTTATATTAAGAGAACCGTATATTAATAATCGAAAAAGAATTTATGAAAATTATGCCGGAATGTTTCCAACCTTTGAAAGTTTTTGTCAAGTTATGGACCAATGTACTGAAAACTATGAATGTTTAGTAATCGCTAATAATGCCAAATCAAATAGATTAGATGAACAAATATTTTGGTACAAAGCAGACCCACATAAAGATTTTAAATTAGGTTCAAAAGAATTTTGGGAAATGTCAAAAGATATAGGTTCGGACGAAGAAGAAGAAAACTATGATCCAAAAGCGCAAAGAAAGGGTCCTCGCATTAATGTTAAAAAAAATAGATGGTAATTAAAAATACTTGCAAATCCCAATAAATTATAACTTATCAGTTAATGTATTGGATGTGCAACCATCTAAATGTCCTTTCTTTATTAAATTATCCAATGCTTTTTTTTTATAATTAAATGTACAATTATGTTTTTCTGCTAGAAAATGTTTATTGCAAAATCTCTTTTGACATCTACATGTTAAAGATGTGATTTTTAATTTCTTCCTACAACCATCAAAAGCACATCTATTATTTTTTTTAGTTACTTCAAGTTTTTTTAATTCTTTTTTTAATTCTTTTTTTTCTTTTTTCTCTTCTTTTTTGAGTATTTTAACATTTAATGTTGGTTTTGACATTGGGGGTAATTTTTGCGAAAAACGTTTGTTTGATTTACTTGTCATTGTATAATAATAATATATTAATTTCAATATAATATTATTTAATCTTTATTTTCGGTAATCGTCATATTTACTTTTTTTTGTAAATTTACATCATTTTTATCTGTCTCACGTGTTCTAATATTATCACCTTCAAATAATTCTTTTCGAATATCAGCAGACGATACTTCTGAAGAAGTTGAATCAGTTGTATTCATATTTGCAACTCCTACCAAATTACCATCATCTGTTATATTTTGAGTCAACTTATTCCCGCTTTCTTTTGCGATTTTTTTATTTTCTTCAATGGCTTTTCTTTTAGCATCTTTGACACGTTTTTCAAACTGTTGTTTAGCAGATTGTTCGTTTACGTTTTTCTCTTTCATTAATTGATTTAATTCTTCTTCCAAATACTCAACACGACCTGTTTTATAAGCTTCTGGTTCCCATGGCATCCACATGCCAACTGGACCTACATAAACATCATGGTTTGGGTCCACTTCTCTCAGCATTCTACATCTTAATTCTGCTTCTTGCTGTGTAGGATAAACACCACGAAGTTTAACGCCACGTGTACTAGTTTGAAAATTATATGTTGATGAAAATACCTCATCTAACTCTTCTTCTTTAGCATCTAAAAAATTTTTATAGTCGTCATCAATGGTAGTTTTTACTAATTCTTCACTTTCTGATTTAGTAAATTCCTCAAAATCTTTCATGATATTATCAAAATCCATATTATATTTAAATGCAATAAAATTTAGAAAGTGTGTAAATTTTTGTGTAGATTTAGTAAAATCCCAGTGTTTTAGGAATTCTTCAAAAAAGAATACTTCTTTTTTCTTTAAAATTTTTTCTGGTGAAACAAAACTAACACAAGCAAATTTTTGTCCAGCAATTGGCTTGTCTTCTTCAAGCAAGTCCACATATTTAGCATTTTTAGAACCATCTGAATTTAATTGTCTTTCAAAACCTAAATTATTTTTTTCCATTATAGTTTATTTTAAAAGTTGTTATTTTAAGTTTTAATTTTAAATATATTTTTTTCTTAACGAATTATATAAAATGCTTTCAGAATTAGGTAGAGTTTTAGATCTTGGCGAACTCGTCAGACGTGTTGTTAAATATGTTGTCGAAGGTTTTATGGTGGCAATCGCAGCTTACGCAATCCCAAAACGTTCCATGAACTTGGATGAGGTTATGCTTATTGCTTTAACCGCTGCTGCTACATTTAGCATTCTCGATACATATGTCCCATCAATGGCTGTCTCTGCTCGCTCTGGAGCTGGATTCGGTATGGGCGCAAATCTTGTTGGATTCCCTCGTTAATTAATAGTTTAAAATAATTTAAAAATATTTTATAAAATTTATTTTTAAATTTCAGTTGTTGCATCTAAGTAAAAAGAAACTAAATCTTTAATAATTGTCTTATCTGGTATTTCTGATGCCATGCCATATATTGCCGTAATATCATTTGTTTTTTTTTTATCAATATCATGTGTTAATAGCTGTTTAAGTAAATAATACAAACCGTCTATATTATGAATATTTTTATTTGTAATACAAATATGCAAGCATAAAGGATTTTGTAATACATTTATATTCCAACCGTCTTGTTTTAATGTTTTAACTATTTGACTTATTGAATATTTCTTATTATAAAATGCTACAACATTAATATTTGGATTCCCAATCACAACATATGAATCTAATTCTTGCAATTTTCTTTTAAATTCCTGTGTCTTATTTACAATTTTTTGAGCATTCTTATAATACATTTGATACCCATGATACAATAACGCCGCCCAAGTGGTTACTATTTGAGAACCTACTCTACTACCCGGTAAGGAAGAACTAGCATATATACCTCCTGTCCAATCTTCAACAATAAAATATTGATTGTGTTTTAATTCTTTATTTTTCCATAGTAAAACAGAACTTCCTTTTGGTGCGCAACCAAATTTATGAGGGTCAACAGATATAGATTGTATATTATCATTAAAAGTTAATTTATCATTCGTAAATTGCATAATAAAACCTCCCAAACAAGCATCTACATGCAAAGGTATGTTATATTTTTTTGCAATCAATCCAATTTTAGTAATATCATCGGTTAATCCATAAGGAAAACAAGGGGCAGAAGCAATAATAACACATGCTTTACTAGATATTTTACTAACTAAATCATTTAAATCCATAGTAAAATCATCATTTAATTTAATATAATTGATATTTAAATCCAACAATTCACAAGCTTTATTTACAGCGGCATGAACTGTTTTTGTACATAAAACTTCGGGCGTACCAAAATTTAAAAATGATTTTTTATACAATTTCTTATATGCTTTTAGTGCTAAAATGGTACTTTCTGTACCACCTGTTGTTAAATTACCTCCACCTGAATTCGGCATATCATATAAATGTCCAATCATTTTAATAATTTCAGATTCCATTTTACCCAATTCAGGGTATAAATCTAAATGAAGAGGATTAGAAAACATATAATCATTATTAATATCTTGAAGTAATTTTATAAGTTCTTCATTGCAAATATAAACTCCTCCCGAAACTTTATTATTAATTTTAGATTTTCTATTGTGAAGAATATTTCTTAATTGAGTTTTGGTAGATTTATCCGGCAGTTTATTAAAAGTAATTTTAAATTTTTTATTTGCTATAAATCTTTTTATGATTAATTTTGATTCTTCTTGTTTATCATGTAATTTTTTTTTACCATATGATGTATTTATTAAAATTTTAAACCAAATATATTTGAAATTTTTTTTTAAATAATAAAATATAAATAAAATAAACAATTTATACTTATTTTTCAAAGCCGCATATAATATTAATTTTATATTTGAAATTAATATTTTTTTCATATATTTAAATTAATAAATAATTGTTAAGTAGTTTAAATAGTAGGAATAAATTCCCAGTGTAATTCTGCGCAAATTTTTTTCCATATTTCATCTTGTTCAATTCTTTTTACAGGGTCTTTTAACATTGGAAAAAAAGGTAAAAATTGTGTTTCACCCAACAATTCGCACATTTTATATAAAACATAATAATAATTAAGAAAATTAACACGATCATCTGGACAATGTTTGGCGTAAGGTTTTTGGATATCCATAAAAAGAGAGCATAATTTTTCTTCTAAACGTGGTTTCATAATAGGTGGGCGAATACCCAATTTATCTTTTATAAATGGAATATGTTCATAATATTTATTATATCCTAATTTTTTTAATATATCCTTTGCTTTTTTATTGCTAACGGCATCTAGCGTGATTCTTTCTTTTTTAATTTGACTAATTATATTTGTTAATACTTCTTCTGGTATTTGTGTTGTTTCTTTTGCTTGAAATTGAGCTAAAATTTCACGAAAATGATTAATCCTTTTATATGCATAAAAACATACTTCTTTAGGTGGTTCTTTATATGATGGTTTTTCGTGCTCAATTAAGAAATTTACTTGTTGGGAACATTTTTTACAAATCATTACACCTTCGGATTCAACAGGTATTAATTCTCCCGAACAGTTACTGCATACTTCATGAGATTGAATATAATTATTTATATTTAAAAATGATTCATCAATATTGGTTAAATATTTTTGAGAATTATTAATTAATTTCCTTGTCTTTTTCTCATCATTATTGTTTTTATTTTTTTTAAAAAATGAATGCAACACCTTTGTTTTACTATTATTATCAATTACCAACCCTTTTTTATTTTCATAATATTCAAAAACATATTTAGAATTATCTAATAAATATTTCTTTTTTTTCTGTTCGTAATTTTTTATTTGTTTTTTAATTATTTTTAATTCATCTTTACTTTCTAATTGCTCTTCTAAATTTAAGTCCTCATATTTTAATTTTTTTTTTAATTTTTTTTGTTTTATTTTTAATGATGGTATAATATTCTCCTCTAAATTTTTAAATTCATCCATTTTTTCTTGATGTTTATTATCAACTGTTACTGTTGCATTTTTAGAAACTTTGATTTTTTTTTTAGCTTTCGGTTTAAAATTAGGCATATATTAATTAATTAATCATATTTATTTAATAATTAATTTGTGTTAATACATTTGGTTTAAATATATTTATTCATTTCTCTCCAAAAATTAATGGATATTCCAAAAAATATCAATAATACCTTGCAAATAGATACTGTAAAACTTCACAAAATGGCATTTTTATATAATGCTTTAGAAGAAGGTTGGAAAATAAATAAAAAAAATGATGTATATGTTTTTACAAAAAATCATGAAGGGAAAAAGGAAGTTTTTTTAGACAATTACCTTAAAAAATTTCTTGAAGAAAACTTTGATATCGATAAAATTATAAATAGTATTAATTAATTTTGTGAATTAATGTAAATCATTTAAATAGATTTGTATTAATTATTCATTATGGATAATACCACTTATACTACATTATTTCCAATATATGAAAAAGTTTTTTATTATATACCACCATTTTCATAATTAATATATTATGTAGTATAGCAGGAATAGGAGGAGGTAGTGTTTTAACACCTATTTTTTATTTAATAGGAAATTATTCTTTGCATAATTCCATTCCCTTAAGTGTGTTATGTATTATGGGGAACAGTATAATTAGATATAAAATATTATTTTATAAAAAACATATAAATAATTTATTTCCATTAATTGATTACGCATTATTAAGTATAATTATACCCTTTTCTGCATTAGGTAGTTTCTTAGGACGAGAATTAAATAAATTATTTAGTGATAATGTATTACACCTTTTAACATTTAAAACGCCGATTTTATAAATTCATCAATATTATTATTACATAATAACGGTGTAAATTTGTTTATTTTATTATCATCCCAATACCACCATTTAATTTGTAATAATTTTTCTATTTGTTCTTGTGAAAATCTATATTTGATTAATTTTGCTGGATTTCCCCCGACTAAACTATATGGTTCTACATTTTTAACAAGTTGAATTTCTGGATTTTCAGGGGCCTCAAAAGGATCACTCACACCAGTAAATTCTTTTATAACACCACTTCTTGCTAATTTATATAAACCTTTACAATCTCTTTTTTCACAAATTTCTAATGATGTGTCAACAAAAATTTCAACGTAATTATTACCAATATTATCTCTATTATAATCGCGGTCGTTCTTATATGGTGCAATATTAGCAACTAAAACAATACCATTATGTTTAACAATTTCTTGTGCAATCCAACCAATTCTTCTAACATTTGTTGACCTATCTTCTCTGCTAAATCCCAATCCCTTACTAAGATGCTGTCTTACAACATCTCCATCTAATCGAGTTATATATCTTGTATCCAATTCTTTTAACTTAGCCATAACAGCATTCATAACAGTTGATTTTCCAGACCCTGATAATCCTACAAAATAAAGACATAATCCTTGTTTATTTAAAGGTTGGTAGCTTTTTATAAGTTCTTCTTCAATATCGGGAAAAGTAAACCAAGAAGGTATTGGTTCGCCTTTAGTTAGTAATTCTCTTTGTTTTGTTCCAGAAATATGTAAAACATTATCCTCTTCTTTTACCTTATCTAATGCCATATATGTGTCGCGATTTTCTACATAAACAATCCATTGAGATTTAATTATTTTAATATTTAATTCTTCTTCAACACTTTCTAAAAGTAAATGTGCATCAAACGGTCCAAAAAAATTTGAACCATCCTGTTTTTTATAAGATGGTCCTGCATGATCTCTACCAACAACAAAATGTGTACACCCATAATTTTGTCTTATCAATGCATGCCATAAAGCTTCTCTAGGTCCAGCCATTCTCATAGATATTGGCAATAATGACAAAGCAGCAGTATTTGGCTCATAATGATTTAATAATTTTTTGTAACATTTTACACGCGTATGATAATTTACATCGCATGCTTGAGTTACGCCAACAACAGGATGTAATAAAAGTTTTGCATTTTCCCCTGCCATATTTAAAGCATATTTAGTCAATTCAAAATGAGAGCGATGCATTGGGTTTCTAGTTTGAAAACCAACGATTGTTTCCCAATTATTTTCTTTAAAATATTTCTTTGTTTCCTGTGGTGTCAATCTATATTCAGTAAAATCAAAATGTGGAAACGGATTTAATGCCTCAACAACACCTCCAATATAATATACATTTTTTTGCTCAAGAGTTTTTTTAATATATGGATGATTTGTATCTAACGATTTAAATACGCTTAAACATTCAAGTTCTACATCTGGAGTATAGAATTCGGGATTTTTAATTTGCGCTAATGGTAAATTTTCATTATTTAATAATTTTAAAACAAAATTTTCATTATTTTCCATCATTTTATCAGCTTTATCTTTATTAATAGATAATGTAATTGGAATTGGCCAGATTTACCATTAGATAAACGCATATCATTTAATACAGAAAAATAATCTTCTTTATTTAAAAAACCCTCCAAAGGTGCAAAACCACCATTTAAAAGCATTTCTAAATCACATAATTCTCGTGAATTAAGTACTATTGATTCCATTATGATAATTATAAATTGTCTATTTTTAAATATTATTAAAGGAAAAGTATATTATTTTGGACCAAAAGAAGAATAATCGGTAAATTTTGCATCCACATATTGCTTATAATTTTCTTTAAACATTTCTGCCAATTTTAAAGCATGTTCATCGTAATTAAATATATTATTATTTATCCACGATTTTTTTGGATTCAAAATATCACTCGAAACATTTTCTAACTCAACTGGTACATCAAAACCAAAAATGTCATTTTTCTCAAATGTAGAATTCAATATTGAATCATTTAATATCGCTTCAATACAGTTTCTAGTATTTTTAATACTAATTCTTTCACCTACACCATAAGGACCCCCTATCCATCCTGTATTAACCAAATATACATTACAATTATGCTTTTCTATTTTTTTCTTAAGTAAATCAGCATATTTTGTTGGATGTAATGTTAAGAATGCCGCGCCAAAACAAGCAGAAAATGTAGCTTCCGGTTCAGTAACTCCCCTTTCAGTACCTGCAACCTTTGCCGTATATCCTGATAAAAAATGATACATAGCTTGGTCTTTATTTAACTTTGCAACAGGAGGTAGCACGCCAAATGCATCGCAAGTTAAAAAAATAATATGTTTAGGATGAGATGCTTTTTGAGGAACATGCCAATTAGATATGTGTTCAATTGGATAACTAACTCTGCCATTTTGCGTTTTTGATGTATTATAGTAATCCGGTGACCCATCATCATTTTGCCAAACATTTTCTAACAAAGCATCTTTTCTTATGGCTTTATATATATCAGGTTCATTTTCCTGAGATAAATCTATTGTTTTTGCATAGCAACCACCCTCAAAGTTAAAAATACCATCATCATCCCAACCATGTTCATCATCGCCAATTAAATTTCTTTTAGGGTCAGCAGATAACGTAGTTTTTCCTGTTCCACTCAATCCAAAAAATAATGCTGTGTCTCCATTTTTTGAAACGTTTGAGGAACAATGCATAGCCATAATATCTTGCAATGGTAACCAATAATTCATTAAGCTAAAAATACCTTTTTTATTTTCACCACCGTACCACGTACCTAAAATAACACCTAATTTTCTTTCAATGTTAAAAGCAACTGCAACATCTGAATTTAAATTATGTTTTTTCCAATCTTCATTAACAATACTACACGCGTTAATTATTGTAAAATCTGCTTCTTTATCATATAAATTTTCACTATTATTGCTATCAATAAACATATTTTTGACAAAGTGTTGTTGCCATGAAAGTTCATGAACAAATCTTACATGTTTTTGTGTTTTTTTATTCGCACCACACCATCCATCATACAAATAAACATTATCTAATGTATTAAAATGATTAATAGCTTTATTCAATAAGTCATCAAAAATTTCTGGAGATATTGGTTTATTTACTTTTCCCCACCATAAATTATCACAAGAATCACTATTTACATTTTTAACAATCCATTTATCATTTGGAGACCGTCCGGTAAATTTACCAGTATCTACACCAAAACAATCGCCATTTTTTGTTTTGAATATGTGACCTTCCTTATTTTTGATTTCATGTTCAAATAATTCATTATGTGATAAATTATAATATACTTTAGAAGGATTATGAATACCAAGCGTATTAAGGGTATATCGTCTAAATTTTTGATCTGTTACTTTTAGAAGATTGGAAGCAGTTTTAGTTAAAAAGTTAGACATTATATAATAATTAATACTATTTATTTAAATAATAATCATATATTTAATTAATTATTAAATATCTGAAATTATTTAATTATATGGCAACTATAATATCACATCATATATCATTATACCTTTTAAATTATTTTATTTGTACGAGACCATTAAAAAAGTGAATTTACTCGTTAATTAATTTGTTTTCCAGAATTTTTTTTTCTTTAGCAATATTATAACAAAATGGGAGGAGGATTAATGCAGCTCGTTGCCTATGGCGCACAAGACGTTTATCTTACAGGAAATCCCCAGATTACTTTCTGGAAGGTTACCTACCGCAGACACACTAATTTTGCTATGGAATCTATTGAACAGACATTTAACGGACAGGCAGATTTCGGCCGCCGTGTCCAGTGCACTATCTCCAGAAATGGTGATCTTGCATACCGCACATACCTTCAGGTAACTCTCCCCGAAGTCGGACAGGAGGGTTGCTGTGGTACTGACCCAAATGCCTGCGAGCACACATACGCCCGCTGGCTCGACTACCCCGGTGAGCAGCTTATCTCCATGGTTGAGGTTGAGATTGGAGGACAGCGCATCGACCGCCAGTACGGTGACTGGATGCACATCTGGAACCAGCTTACACTTACCGCCGAACAGGAGCGTGGATACAACAAGATGATTGGGCAAACCACTCAGCTTACCTACCTTATCGACCCTGAATTTGCCGAAGTTGACTCAGCTTGCTCAGATGCTGCTGTTGCCGCCGTATGTGCACCCCGCAACGCACTTCCTGAAACCACGCTTTACATTCCTTTGCAGTTCTGGTTTTGCCGTAACCCCGGTCTCGCACTTCCTTTGATTGCACTCCAGTACCACGAAGTCAAGATTAACCTTGAGCTCCGTCCTTCTGACGAATGCCTTTTCGCCGTTTCAACTTTAACATCTGATGCCACTGGTGCATTGCGAAGTGTCAAAGATGGTGCCGCTTACCAAAAGTCGCTTGTTGCCGCATCTCTCTACGTTGATTACGTATTCCTTGATACCGATGAGCGCAGACGCATGGCACAGAACCCCCACGAGTACCTTATTGAGCAGCTTCAGTTCACTGGAGATGAATCAGTCGGTTCTTCATCCAACAAAGTTAAGCTTAATTTCAACCACCCTTGTAAGGAGCTTATCTGGGTTGTCCAGCCAGACAAAAATGTCGATTACTGCGAATCATTCACACTCGGAAAACCATTGAATGCCGCACTTGGTGCACAGCCATTCAACTACACCGATGCTCTTGATGCTCTTGTTCCTTCTATTGCTGCCTTCTCTGGTCCAGCCCAAACATCGACGGTCATCAACGCTGCCGGATTATTCCAAGACCCAGGCGCAGGTGATGTAATCCAAGCAGTTGGTTCCGACTGGGGTGAACGTGTCGTGGATGGATGCGCTTCAGGAGCCGACACTGGAGCATTGAGTGTCCCTTTCCCAAAGACAAACCATGACTCTGGTGTCTCCGATGCTGGTTCATTTGTGCTTGCTGAGACCGCACTTAGCATGCACTGCTGGGGACAGAACCCTGTTGTCACCGCTAAGCTCCAGCTTAACGGACAGGATCGCTTCTCCGAGCGCGAAGGAACTTACTTCGACCTTGTTCAGCCATACCAGCACCACACACGCAACCCAGACACTGGTATCAATGTCTACTCATTCGCCCTTCGCCCTGAAGAGCACCAGCCATCTGGAACTTGCAATTTCTCTCGCATTGACAACGCCACCCTTCAGCTTGTTCTCTCCACCAACGCCATCGGCGGTGAAGAGACAGCCAAGGTCCGCGTCTACGCCACTAACTACAATGTCCTTCGCATCATGAGTGGTATGGGAGGTCTTGCATACAGTAACTAAGCATATTCAGCTTAACATTTTATATAAAATTATAATTATTTTCAATAGAAAATTATTATAAATAATTAAATATATATGAAAAAAAAAACAAAAAAAAAACAAAAACATAATAAGAAAAATAGAACACGTAAAAAACAATTTCTTTATAATCCAAATAATCCTAAAAAATCATTTGATGTTTATATTGATAAAAATCCAAAAGATACAATACCAATTAAATATAAAACAGTACAAGATGTTAAAAAAACAATCAATAAACTTGAGAGATTATATAAAGGTCAAAAATATTCTCATAAAAGAATATGGCAAGTAGGAATGATATTAAAGGTAAGATTAGGAGCCATGTTAAAACATAAAAAAACAAGATATAAAAATGCCAAATATGTAAGAGAACGATATATATTAGCTAATAAATATTTTAAATTTTTAAGAAAAAGAAGCAAAATAAAAACTTTCAAAAAAAGAAAACAATTAACATTTAAATTAATCTAATATCGATAAAAATTAATTTATCACTATTTTATATAATGAATCAAATTGGACCAATTTTAATAGTTTGTCTCTTATTAGTTATCGTTTACATGCTTTTTAATATGGTTAATATGTCCCAAAAACAAAATGTTGTTTACGTTAGACCATCGTATGGATATCTCCCTTATGGACAAGGACCTCTTTGGCAGGGACCCAGACCCGGAAGAAGAAGAACGTGGCGCAAAAGAAGATTTTTTATATGATTATAATATAAATGAAAACTGAAAATATTTTACTAATTTTAGCTATTATCATAATCATATTATTTTTAATAAATATTTCGAGGCATTTTTTAGTACCATCACCAATTATTGTTCAAAATCCTCCCGTATTAACACAACCAATTATTAATAGAGTATATGGTAGAAGTCCAAAACCATGCCCTTTTCCATTTGGATGTGGTGGAAAAGGTCGTCCAGGACGCGGAGGATGGTTTCCCAGAAAATTTCCAAAAAAGGGAAATAAAGGAAAGAATAAAGGAAAGAATAAAGGAAAGAAAAAAATATAAACACTTTATATATGACCAAACTTCTTCTCATAAACGATGAACATATTATTGAAGCTTTTGCAGGCGGTATTAGTTTTATGATTATTGTATATTTTTTAATAAAAATATTAAAAACTAATAAACTTTTAATAGGTGGAATGTCATTTTTCTTTACATGGGGAGTCAGGAAAATTGCAGTAAATATTTATAAATATTTTAAAATTCGCTATGGTTATAGTATTCGTAGTATTTCAATTAATATTTAAAATCTATTTAAAAAAATTTACATTTATTTATATATAATGCAGATTTTTGTAAAAACACTCACTGGAAAAACAATCACACTTGAAGCTGAACCATCTGATACTATTGAAAATATTAAGGCCAAGATTCAAGATAAGGAAGGTATTCCGCCTGACCAACAACGTTTAATTTTTGCTGGTAAGCAACTTGAAGATGGACGTACTCTTTCCGATTATAATATCCAGAAAGAAGCCACACTCCACCTTGTGCTTCGCCTTCGCTAACCAAACAATCTATTCATATTATTAACTTCTACCATATTCTCACTTTTCATAAATAATCTATGGATTAATTCATCATTTCTTAAACGAATACTATAATCACCGCTTGTATTTTTACGACCAACTCTTCCAATCGCTTGAATTGCTTTTTCTTGTGTCAAATTTTCCAAATCTTTCCCAATATATCCATGACAAAACTGATAATTTGTGCCATAGATATAATCTGTTGAAGCAATTATTAAATATAATTGCTCTTTTTGTGCCAATTCTTTCATAATAGCAACATAATCTCGGTATCCTTTAGCATTAGGATTTTTATGATTTGTAAAAACGCCAATTCCCATCATTAACAACACTTTCCAATTTGCTTCTACCTCCAAAAGCATTATTTTTTCTACGATATCTTCTTCTATTTCTGAATTAAATGCCTTTCCATTCATTTCTAACTTATCATACTTTTCCAAATGTTCATAACTATTTGGAACAAATTCATTATCTAATTCTAATTTTATTAATTGATTTCGCAATCCCGACATTTTAGCAATT